AACGTCGTGGCATCCGCTATCTCAGCCGGTGGTACAGCCGTCATGACCGCCGGTCCTAGGTGAACAACGTAAATGTTATTCGTCCCCGTTGGAGGCGCTGACGTAAATGTAAGCGTGGTTCCCGATACAGAGTACGCGACCGTCGGGTCTTGTATAACGTTCTCTACTACGACCCTGACGTCGTTTGTTACGGTCGGCAATGACATTGTGAAAGCAGTCGTGGAACCGTTGCCACTAAAACTGTCTTTTACAGTGTTCGTATATGCTTCCGCAGGTACATTACCAAGTGTGGCCATTAGGTGATCTCCAGTATACTCATTACTACGTCAACAGAACTTGCAGTGTTCGAACTTACTTTAACACTATGTGTCGCTTCTAGCACTACTTTTTGATCTCCGCCAACAATAACTATAGAACCGCCACTTGGAACCGGGGCATCTTTAATTAGATGTGTGTCGTTCGACCCGTCGTTCACCACCGCTGTAATCAAAACCTGGGAGGCGGTAACGTTCGATACCGTCAATCCGATAACCGTTGTAGCCGTTGATGAAGGAACTGTGTAACTGCCTACCGAGGTAAGCGAAGTGCCTACAGTTCTTGAAAGTTTATTTTTAAACGTATTTGCCATTGTCTATCCTATCCAAGTGCGATCGCTAGGGCCACCGCTGTACCAGCAGGGTCTACTTCTAAATTTGTTTGTGCGGCCGCAACGGTAGAAGCACCTGTGCCTCCATCTGCAACTGCTAAATCAGTTATACCAGAAATTACGCCGCCTGTAATGTTTACTGACGACATTGCTAAATTAGCAGTGAAATCAAATACCGCGGCTCCGGAACCCGCACCATCTGTGTAAATTAGTTTTGTATCCCCGTTGGCTACTGTAACGTTGGCTCCTGATCCCTGTGAAAACACAGCCGATTGACCAGAGTTGTTGTACACCATGTATGTCTTTTGTGCATTGTTTGGTGCAATCGTTATGGTGTTCGTACCAGAAGGGGATCCTCCTAGAACCAGGACCTTATACATACCATCTGATAATGTACCATCTGTAGTTGTGAGAGTGTGCGTCGTACCAGACAAAGTAATCGTTCCAACCCCAGTAAGGATCCTGTCGATAATCTGAAGGTTAACGTTTGTTGTGTCGCCCCAAGCACCCGATTGTTCACCTGTGGCGATCAACTCAATGCCGTTTGCGCTAGTGTATGTACTCGCCATCTGTTTCTCCTATGCCGCTACGTCTGTCCAACCAGGGGACTGCGACGGTGTGATTTCGTCCCAACCGGGTGTTTGCGACGGTGTTATTCCATTCCATCCTGGTGTCTGGTTCGGGTCTATTTGGCTCCAAACAAACACAGTTCCGGTACCACCAGTTGCAGAAACGCCTGTAATTGAGACATTTGCTTCCGCGACTACAGTTACAGTACCAACATTTCCCGTACTTTCCAACCCTGTAACTGGAACATCTACACGAATACCGACTTCTACGTCGCCAATCTCGCCTGTTCCCGCCACTCCAGTAGGTAAAACAATGGAATCTGCGGCTACTACAACCGATCCAACCGCTCCTGTTCCTGCCACACCGGTAGGTATTTCAACGACACTATCGGCTAAGACCTCTACAGATCCGACACCCGTCGTTCCTACCAGTCCCGATACAGGGACATTTGCTTCCGCAGCGACTATTACAGTCCCTGTTTCACCGGTTCCAGTAGAACCCGTGACATCAACATCAGCGTTTGCGGTGACTACGACAGTCCCTAACGCACCAGTTCCGGCTACCCCTGTAGGTAGAACGAGTGCCTCCGCAATGACAACTACTGATCCGACACCGCCTGTGGCGGCAATGCCCGTAGGTAAAACAACAGCGTCAGCAGTGACGCTAACTGTGCCGACGCTTCCTGCCGCTTGTAAGCCTGTTACCCCTACATTCGCATCCGCAGATACTGTAACTGATCCGACACCACCTGTGGCGACCGTCCCCGTTACTGGGATATTAGCTTCCGCAACGATGCCAACTGAGCCAACGGCACCAGTTCCGGCTACCCCCGTGACTGTCACAGGAATAGCGGAATCCCAGGGTCCTTCAGACCATGTACCTCTGCCCCAGCCTGTGATGTCTACCATCGGAGGCTACTCCTTACGCGATGCGAATGATCGCGTTTGAAGCATCCGCTGTTGGGAATTGAATAGTAAAATCACCGTTAGTCGCCGTCTTGTCCGCACCAAATGCTAGGATAATACAAGATTCCGTAGTGTTCGATCCACCACCAGTTGTGGTGTTGTAGATCATCGCACCGTTAGCAGTGATGGATGCAGAGCTAAATGTTAGATCGTTGAAATCACAGAACGCTGTTGTTCCGCTTGTTGTCGGTGTAACGTTTGTCAACGCCGCTCCGCCCGCAGTATATCCAGTGCCCGAAGCTTCGTTCGAGGTTGAATAGTCTGTTGTTGCAGCACCTAAACTTGCACTGCTTGTAAACAGAGCTAATTTAAAAGTACTACCACCATTGGTAAAATTGTGTTGGCCTTGCAGGAGTTCCTGCTTGAAGGACGTACACATTGCTTGAGTTATCGCCATATTATAGTCTCCTTATCGCGTCAGCTAGTTCGGGGTTTCCCGAATCTTTTAGGGCATTATACACAGTTGTACGGTCGCTGCGAATAGCTTCTCTCATATAAAATGAAACAACCTTTTCCATGTGCTCTTTGTAGGCCAGTGCCTGATCTCTGATAGCAGGATGTGCACCATCTGAAACGCTGATTAGTTTAGACACACAACGCTCCGCTACTTCTTCCGGTGAAAACCCACGATTCTCAGTAGTCTGTACTGACACCATCGGTTGATCCGGCATATTGAAATCTAGTTTAAACATTACGTTTTCGGCCTTATAACTTTACCAACTCTATATTCTTGAGTGGTTTCTTTAGCTTCACCTAACATCTTCAGACCAATCATAGCTTCTCCAAAGCGTTGATTGTACTGTTGCATGACGTCAGCCTCACCCTTCATAAATATGTACGCTTCTACAAGCGAACCGTATAACAATGCTAACTCACCGTTGGTACTAATCCAAGTAGTTCCTCCGCCTGCGCCCGCTGTTATGCTAGTTGGACGATACAGGTAGTGTAGCTCAACATCAAGGTTTGCGTTAGGTGTCGGACCGACAATAAAGTTATCCACGTCAAATTGTGCGTAATACTTAGGTAACCCCTGGGTAGTGGCGTTCGGGGAATACGTTTGTACAAAAGATACGTCTTTAAATTCCACAAACGTCTTTTCATTGTTTAATGTATAGCTCAATGAAAACGGAGCTAAGAAGTCACTTGGACAGTTCAAATACGGGTTTGCTTGTGTAAGTGCAGCCGTTTGATTACGGCGAAACAAATCTAGCTGTACGTTCTTTAATATACGCTCTTCTGCCGCTCGTATAAACAAAGGGAGGTTGGTCACGAAACTCGTTTCGGAGTTTTCAGTATAGTCTTGAATAGCTTGCTTTAGCTGATCGTATGTAAAACTCATGTTATAATCACCGTTACAGTGCCTACATCTCCGTTACCACGGAGAGCATTGGGCGTTAAGGCTTCATCACCATTAAATCCAACAGGGCTCCAGCCCCATTGTATGTTTCTTTGTGCTTCCAAATCAGACTCAGGCCGAGGATCTCTAAGAGCCTGGGGGTCTGGTCCTACTTTTGGTGGGTTGAGTTGAGGTTGCTTTGGATCATATTCGTCTGGTCCCACTTTGGCACCAGTCCATTCCACCTTCATCTCATGCAAGCGGTATCGTCGGCCTGACCGATCAGATATTCCCCATGCTTTTTTACCACTAGCGTATGCCATTAGACCCTCAAATAACCACTTCCTGGTTGCAGTTTCAAAGAAACTCTGTCTTCGTCTTCATCTGCGGCGCGTTGGAACTCTTCCTCATATACAGACTTTAGGATCTGAATACGCTCTGGCGCACGTTTCATAGCAATATAGTACGCTAATCCTGCGGCCATACAAGGGAAGAACCTAAACGGTAAGTCAGAGTCATTAACTAAAGCACCTGCGTCTTCAATTCTGCGAACGTAATAGTAGATCAACTGATCAGTAGAGTTCTCTGGTACCGCCCATATATTAATTACAGGTGTAATCTGTCTATTCAACCAATACTGACTAGGTCTGCCCTGCGTTGTCTTATTCGGCAGCGTAACGTAATCACCACGACTGATACGTTCGACTTCATAATCTGTGCCGTTACGTCGTAATACTACGTCTAACAGATCAACAACGTCGGAATTTAACGTCTCTGTTGCCTGCCCTTGAGTTAGAGTTATTGTGCCAGATTTCACTGTCCACAGGTTTAAACCACGGTTAGCCCATTCAGCAAACATCAAGTTCAGAGAACGACGTGCTGTTTTGGCATCGTAGCCCGTGCGAACTTCTAGTCCACACCTCTCGTATGCTTCCTCGATTATCTCTGCGATATCGAGATTGAAGTCTCTGGTTCCTGATGTTGCCATTTAATTAACCCATCTTTGTGTTTCTTACACCACGTCCTGCCATTACACAGCCGCCGTTCATAAATCTTTTGCCGCCAAAACTT